CCGCCGCCGCCGCCAGCTGAAGCATTACCGCCCTCAAATTTAGTGGATGCTATCTTTGCAACCGAAGTCGCTGCTAATGCTATTTGAGTTCCAATTCTTAATGCAGTTGCAACCCCTAATGTAAAATCGGGAACTGTTGTTATTGCTAAAACACCTTGTATTCCATTCATTATAGCACCTGCAATTTGAAAGGCTTTATTTAATTCAAATTGTTTTTTTAATATAGCCTCCTCTTCCTTACTTCCTTTTTTTACATTTGCTAATTTATTTTTAAATGCAATATCAGTTACCGCTTGTATTGAATCTAATCCTTGTTTTGTAGCTTCAAAAATAGCATTCATTAATTCCATTTGAGCAGTATGTGCTTTAGCATCTGCCGCTATTTTATCCGCTGCCGCTTTCTCATCTAATGCCTTTTTATCGGCTGCTGCTTTCTCATCCGCTGCTTTTTTTTCTGCCGCTATTTTATCTTCTTCTGCCTTTCTTTTAGCCGCTCCGTCTGCATTAATTTTAGCTAAATTATTTTCAAATAAAATGGCTTGCGCTTCCCTTTCTTGTCTTTTTAATGTTTCACTTTCTTTGCCAGCTGCTATATCTTTTAATCTACGTTCATTATTTAATACTTCCTGTGCAAACGCTCTTAATTCTTCATCTTTAATTGCTGCTATCTTTGCATCTTCAATAGCTTTAATTGCTGCTAAGTTTGCCGCTGTTATTTCTTTTTGAGAATCAATAGCTTCCTTTGCAGCATCATCATCAATCTTTTTTATTGCTATTTTATAACCCGCTCTTTTACTTTGTAAATCTTTTAATTGTTGTATAGTAGCATCTAGTTCTTTTTTCCTTGCTGCTTCTTTTTCCGCCTCGTCACCGCTTGCCATCACTTCATTATTTTTCCTTATAATGTTGGCAGTTTCTAAATTCAAACCTAACATTTTGCTTATCCTATCAATTCCTGAAAAGATTAACTCCATAGGTTTGTTAACCCATTCTAACATTGTAGATAGAATTTCTTTATTTCTTTTTTCAGCTTCTCTTTGCGATATTTGAGTTTGTAATGTCATTAATAATTGCGCTTCCTGTGCTTCATAAACGGCATCTAATTGAGCAACTTTAAGTTCTAATATCTGCCTTTCACTTTTACCTTGTAGCTTTAAAAGATTGTCGGACGATTCTAATGATTTTAACTTATCCTGTTCAATTGCTAAATTCTCAGCAGCCGCTGCATTAAGTTTCTTTTGTTCGCTAGTAACCCCATCAATAGCACCTTTAATGTCATCCCAATAAGCAATAATAGTTCCTAAGATAACAACAAAAGCACCGATACCAGTTGCAATTAAAGCACCCTTAACACCTTGTAAAGCTGTTTTTGCGCCTTGCCCAAACATAACAAAACCTTGCTTAGCTTGTTGCAAACCGTCTTTAATTTTACCAAAGTCAAGTTCTAAAATTCCCTCTTTTAAACTTGTAAAGCTACCGCTTAACATTTGGAAGCCCTCCGCTGATTTTGTTGCAGCACCGCCCTCTAATGACTGATTTACTTGCTCAATCTTTTTATTTAAAGATGCTGCTTCGTTTGCTAAATCTCTAAATTCCTTTGTATTTTGTTTACCTTGACCTGCTAATAAAAACAATTCATCCTCTAAAACTTCAAATTGTTTTCTTAAGTCACCCGTTTCTTTAGCGGCTTCCTTTTGTGCTTCAGCCATGTCTTCCATAGCCTGTGCCGCTTGCTTTTCAGTTTGAGTAACTTCTTTTAACTTGTCATTAAGTTTCTCAATATTTTCAATAGCATTCTTATAATTTTCGCTACCAATGTCAGCACTTTCAGCTTCGTCTTGTAAAGCCTTAATCGCACCCTTTAAATCTTTAACCGATTTAATACTTTGTTCAACCCCGTCAATTTCTAATTTAAACGCTATGTCTTTATCTGCCATTTTCTATTGCCTTAATTAAATCGTTATTACCGCTAGCGGCTATATTTAAACTTAAATGAATACACGCTATGCCGTCAATAATTAGTTGACTAGGCTTTTCATTCATAAGTGATTCTAAGTATTCTATTTTATCTATCATGTTAGTTATATACTCTAATTTCTATTGATGTTCTATTTAATACGCTATCTATTGCAGCGCCAGTTGATGTTGTTATTGTGTCAATAGTAACATAATCAACATTTTCCCTTTGTATTAAAATTGTTTTAAGGGCTTCAATTTGGTTACTTAATGTAATTACTTTTCTATCAGTAAATGCGTCTATTAAAGTACCTCTATATTCACCAGCTGCAATTCTTGTCCAAACAATATCCCCTATTGTATTCTCTAAAATAAATACCGTTGGATTACCAGTTCCTACTTGCGTAATCAAAGCAACATAACTTTTATAGTTTAATAATAAGCCAGTTGAATTTTCATCCGCTGTTATGTTACTTCCAAATACAATTAAGTTTTCGCAGCTTGCAGGGATAACAATATTTTCACCAATAGCCAAACAATTAGTACCTCTATTTTGTATGTTAGTACCTACATTTAACGAACTATTTAACCTGTAATTTTGTATGTCTTGACCAGCGTTAATTCCTGTATCTTCGCTAATTAATACGCTTGTCGGAGTGAATACATCGGCATCTAATAACTTTACTAGTTCAACTTTTGTTGATGTTAATTCTAATGGATTGTAATTCTCAATTTTATTAACTATGTAATATGCGCCATCAATAAATAATCTATTTCTAAAATCAAATAAATAAATATCTTTTTCGTTTAACCATAAATACTTAGTAACGAATTTAGCATCCTTGTCAATTAAGTTTTTTAAATAGTTTTTATGGTATCGGTTATATAAATTATTATTAGTGAATTGTGCCTGAACGTAATTGTAATATACTTCTTTAGGAAAGTCAAAGGCTAATGAATAAGTCGGGTTAAATGGATCATCTTCCATGCCGGCATACAAATAGTCATTTGTTACTAAATCCGTTTGACCTATTTGTTTATACGTATAAGCGTTAGGGCTTGTTTTAACAGCACAATAAAGCATTCTAATGTTAGCGGCTATTGTCTTTTTATTCGTTCCGTCTAATTGATATATTCGAGGGTGAGCAATGCCCATTCCGTAGTTACCTACATTTGGAGTTGCTGAAAATATTAACTCATTCTTTTTATCACTTTTTATAAAATCATTTTCAACATCAATTTGCTGAGTACCATAAGTTTCGTTCCAAGTCTTTTGGTATAAGTCATTATAATAATCGGCATCACTTTTATAAGCAAAGATATATCTTTTACCCTCTAATAAATTAGGGTTAATGCTTTGTTCTTTTGCCAAATCGGTTTTGTTTTCATAGTCAACAATATCGGCATCGTAAAATTCATCAAAGGTTTCAATTATTAAATTATTCTCATTGTCTTTATCTACATCAACATATAAGTTAAATGCTTGAACTATTGATTTAAAAAAGTCCTTTTGTTTAATTTTAGTTGGTAGTGAATTGTTTGCTAATAACGGATTGCCCTCAACTACTTCTTTTTTAGTTACTAAGCCATAAAAAGAACATCCATTAATTCCGCTTAATGCTTCAATAGTAAAAGTTGGATTTCCTGTTGGTGTTATTATTGTGCCAGCTGAATTATAAAATTTTTCAGTACCAGCTGCTATTATATTTAAAACCCTTGCTCTGTTATAAATAACGTCACCAGAACTAAAGAACATTTCACCCGTTGCAACCTCATTAATAGGAGTTGTAACAAATGTGTTAATTGGTATAATTGGCATACCGCCAAGTCCATCAAAAGTAGCATTATTAAAAACTATATCACTTAATGGAGTTTGTCTTGTAATACCATTATAAATACCTGCACTTGTACTAAGGGACATTGATACTACATTCGTGTCAGGGTGCGTAAACTTAATTCTATAAAGTACTTTAGAAGCTATATTATAATAACCACTTTCGTTAATTGTTACAAAGCCTGTTGTTGTATTGTTTTGTAAACCATTATCAAAAAATGGAGCAGCTTCATTATCATGTACTAAAGTTGTAACCGCACCACTTATTCCTATCTGAGTAACATTATTTATTAAACCTACATAAAATTGTTGGTTTTGTAATTGCGCTTGACTTAATTCAATCTTTGTTACATTGCTATAACAATACAACTTTTTAAATTCTGCAGTATTTAAGAATGTTGATGTAAATGTTCTACCTGTTGCTGATATAATTTTACTAATATATTCGTAGATACTAAAGCAAGGTAAAAAATCCTTTACGTTCCAAATAATATCACTGCCGCCATTCGTTCCCCTATCTATTAACGGATATACATATCCTGCGCCTGTGCCTAAATAAGTTGTTCGTGACGCTATTTGTAAAGCACGTGTATAATTGTGGTTGTATATTCTAAAATCTAAATCCTCATTACTTGTTAATATACTTAAGTTAGTCCACGTTGTTGGTGTCGTTCCCGTTGCTAAAAATACACAACCATCGGTATTAATAGTGCCGCTATAAACACTTGCTACATTTGTAAAATTATCACCCGCTATAAAATCAGTTATTGTGTAATACCTGCCAACAACTAACAAGCCACTTGTTGCAGTTACTTGAGCGTTGCCTGTTATATATTTTTCTCCAATATCAACAAACAAAGAACCGCCTGCGCCAATAATTGAGCATTCATAAACAATAGAATTATCAGGGTTAATGTTTATTTTAATCAGTTGTAAGTCACCGCTGAAATTTTCAATCTCATTTACGATATACCTAACTGGTGTCTTTAAATTCTTATTAAAGTATTGCGTTGCTACATTAACACTAAAGATATTCTCAAATAGTTTATTAATTTCGTTAGTGCCATTTAGATTAATGGTTTTACTAAAAGATGCTTTACGTTGGTCGGGGTTTCTTACATCTGCTAAATTGTAATTTAAGCTAACAGGAATATTTACCGCAATAGGATATTTATCGAATTTATCTAAACCATTCCTACCTTTTAATTCTAATCGTGTTACTACTGCCATAATTATATACCTCTTTGTCTAGTTTCCATTGTATCGAATGTGCAAGTAACACTATAATTAAATAGTGATTCATTGTCTAGTTTATATTCCTCATAACTATTATTCGTTATTGTTACTGGTCTGTATTCCGTTCCATCCCACAAATAAACAATAGGGCTGCTAAATAAATCATTTAATTGAGTGCTTTGCGTTTCAGTTATCCAATCAGTATTTAAAGTGATAGTTGAATCAATCATAGTGCTAATATTATGCACCTCTCTATCGTAACTATTGGATGTGTAATTAAAACTAGCGTTTAAAAAATCTTTTTGTAAAGTAACCGAATTAACTTTTTTATTAAAATTTGTTTTGCTTAATTTCTCGAAGTGAAAGAATAAGATATTGCCATCTCTATCTAAATAATATAAGACGTAATCTTTATATTTTGTGCAAAGTTCAACAATTGTTTTTTGCACGAATGCAATAGTAGTGCTTGAGTTTCTAAATTTTACACTTATTATGTCGCCTATTTGTGGGGTTGTAGCAGTAAACATTGCGCTATTTATACGCATTACAAATGTATTGTAAGCAGTTGATGTTGGCAAAGCTGCTATTGTTACCGTACCAATAAAAGTATTAACTCTAATTAATTGAATTAAAATATTATCAATTGGCGTTGTTGTACTATTTATAAAATGTAAATAAAAATCCTGCCCTAACATTAATCTGTTATCGGGTGTTATTGTGTCTGTTGTTTTTGATAGGAATAACTTGCCCGCTGTTTGATTAAATAAATAATCGTTATAGTTATAATTTGCAAAAGATTTGTCATTTAAGCAGCCGTCAAAAGCATTGTAATTAATAGTTACTTTATTTGCTGTTTGTAAAACTCCTGAATAAAATTCGGTTATAATTAATTTAACTGCTACCGATTTATTAGTAGCTACTTGTATCGGGCTTGCTAAACTTAAAACAGGGTTAAAGAAATGCTGGATGTAATTCTTCACCCATTGTTGAGCATCAAATACTAAATATCCATCTGGTCTTTGTAATATATTTTCAGTATAGATTTGACCGCTTGTATTAACCTCAACAGTAACAACGTATTTAAAGTCTGCAATAGCTATTTGATTAGATATAGCAGTTACATATTGCTTATTATATGCAGGTGTTAATACCTGTGGTTGCTGTGTTATTGTTAGTGCCATTATTTCTTTGTTGCTTGTTGAATGTCTATTATTATTTCGGTATTTATTAGCTTTGCTATTTTACTTTGTAATTCCTCTATACGTCCGTCTTTAATTACTTCGTCAAAGAAATGCGTTGGCTCTAATGATTTCTTTTTTAACTTTCGTGCTATCAAAAATGCAGCTGTTTTCTTTGCCCTATCAAAAGGCATCTTTTTTAATGTCTTTAATTTTCTTTTGCTTTTTGATTTGCTTTGTTTTTCTTTACGTGCTTCTAAATCACTTACTCTTATTTTTTCAGCAAAGTCCCTTGTCCTTGACCATTCAGCTATTTTACTTTGACCAGCTGAACTAACACTGCCAGGATTACGTCCTTCATTTACAAATATCCAATAGTCATTCATAGTTAAAGTAAACAACAAACCACCATTTACATATTTAACAGGATTAGCTAATATACTTGCTTCTAACCTACTTGTTAATTTCTTTACGCTTTTGTCTTTATATTTACTTTTAGCTAAAGTTCTTGCAGCCCTTTCCTCTAACCTCTTTTTTAAGTTGCTTTTTAAATCAACGGTTATATCTTTACCGAATTCACTAAGTAGTGCTATTATCTCTTTATCTATTGCCATTTAATGCTATCTCAAATTTGCCTTTATCTTTTAAGTAGGCTAACTTATTGTAAAATCTTAATACATTCCATTCGTAAATATTATCCTCATTTAAACCGCTGTCCTCTATGCAGAGGCTGACGGAATATTCCCACCCCCACTGCTCAAAAAAGTCTGAAATTCGGAATCTGCCTGGACTTCCGTCATCAACTCTTGTATCACTTTGTCCGCTTGCTGCAAACAATCCTCTATAATCTCGCTGTAACTTTTCAAACAATTTGAATAAAAAAAAACAGCCCCAAGTGTATCTTTTAACTTTGATTTCTTAAAATACTCTACGTTCCGAAAATGATTATCACTATTGTAAACCCACCCCTTAATTGTAAATTCGTGGTGGCATATTGCCATTAATTCAGGTAAACATTTAATATAATCGTTACCATTGTTTTTAAGAATAGTTGTAAAGTCTTTTTGTTGTGCCGTTGTATATTCGTGTATTTCTTTAATGTACCTAAATTTGTGAAAGCCAAAACGTACCGACTTTGCAACTGGGAACTGATTGATAGGATTGATTAAGAAAGCAGCACCCAAAAGCATATCGTAAACCTTAGTAGGTGATAGGCTTTCTATGTAGTCAATTGACTTACCTGTTAAAATAGATAGTCTTTTGCAAGCCATATCCAATTTATCTAGTTTCTCTGACTTAAGCAACTCCAATTGTTGAAACTGATCAACTGTTAAATCTTCGTATCGTTTAGGTATTTGCATCATAATAATATAGTATTTTATTTGTTTTTTACGTTTATTGAATAAAGAAAGTTGATTTCTTAAGTCGGTTTAAAGCTACATAACGAATTGCATCAATAGCATGGTTGTAACTATCAATAGGCTGTGAAGTATGTTTGCCGTCATTATCAGTAACCCATTTATAGTTCCTTAACTCCTTTATCACATTTACGCTTGCTTTCGTTACATTCAATTTAAACGCTTGTAAAGTATCAATTGAGTTTCTTATACTATCCGGTCCTTTCTTTGCACCCTCAATTCTAAAACTTGCCCGTCTTAAATCCTCAATACTTTTAGGCTCAGCACTATCTGCAACAATCATTTCATTTGTCTTTATGCCTAATTCCTTTAACCTACCTATTAAATCACTATTGGTTAATTTAGTTTGGTATATCAATTCGTTTAAATAAAGTTCACCATCGTATCTATAAACTGCAATTAATGTAGATGGATCATTTGTGAAACCAAAGTCCATTCCGTATGCTATAAACTCAGCTTCGTTTGGTATTGCATCACATTGTTGCCAATTCTCAAAGACGGTTCCTTGTAATGAACCGATTAAACCGAGACCGTAAACATTCCACCAGTTGTGCCAGTAAGTTGATGTTAATGCTTTCTCTTTTGCTTTCTCAATTTCTTTAACAATTGATTTATCTAAGGCTTCATTATCCTTGTAAGTTAATACAACAAAGTCCGTATCACTATCATTAATCAATTCGGTATCAACCCAAAATTCACTAACGGGATTATAATCTAAATAAATAAAACGTCTTGTTCTAATTGCTAATTGATAGTATGCCTCCCAAGTTATATTGTTGCATTCGTTTACAAATAGCACATCACGTCTTGCACCTCTCAATTTACTTTCAGCATCCGCACTAAAAAATTCAATATATGCTCCGTTACTAAATGTATAAACCAAACTACTTTTATTAAAGTTCTCCGGCTCATACATTCCTATCATGTCCATAATTTTAAGAAAGTCCCTTAAAGCACCCCTCTTTAAATGTGGGATAGTTTCAGCAACAATTGAAATTTCAGCAAGTGGATTCTTAACAGCATAATCAATAAGGAAAGGAACTATTGTAAATGTTTTACTTGCAGAAGTTCCACCCCTTACTACCCTTACTCTTTTATTGAGTTTAGATATTTTCGCTTGGGCTGTCGTTCGTTGTAACATTAATGTCTATTCCGTTAAAGATAGGCTTCTCGGTTATTAGTTGGTTAATCGTTTGGCTCGGTACTCCATGAACTCTACTGATTAAAGTTTCAAGGCTGTATAAAGTTCCCTTCTCTAAAGATTTACGCATAGCATTTGCAATGGTACGTTCCAATATAGTAGCGTGTTCGTCTTTAAATATATCAGCTAACTCATTTAAAGTCATAGCCATCATATTTTCAATGGTTTGGTTTATATCCTGTTTGTTATAACCCATATCTTTTAATTGACAAACGAATTTACGAGGTCTTCCGTTTGGGTTGCCTGTTTGACCTTTTGTATAAGGTATTAAGTTTTTGTGTCCGTCGCTACTTGGCATAATCTATTCCGTTTCTTTTAATCTTAATTGTTGGTTCAAGTTTAATCATTCTGTCAATTATAACTTGGCAGTACTTAGGGTCTAATTCCATTCCGTAACATTTGCGTTTAAGTTGGTGTGATGCTACCATTGTTGTTCCACTACCTAAAAAAGGGTCGTGTACATCGCCATCATGATTTGCTATTGCCTTTGCCATGCATTCAATAGGTTTTTGTGTACTGTGTCCTGTTTCGTTCTTTTGAGGTTTTGCTATTTCCCAAACTGTTGTTTGCTTCCTATCGCTTGCCCAATTACCTTTATTGCCTTTTTTTACTGCATACCAACAAGGTTCGTGTTTATGGTGATAGTCACCTCTACCAATTGCAAAATGAGATTTAACCCAAACTATTTGACACCTTATATCAAAATCGCAATCTTCTAAACTTTTTTGAACTGTACCGCTAAATTTATCAGCATGATAAACATAAGCAACCTTTGAAGGACTTAATGCCCATGCTGCAGTCCAATCTGCATTTGTATCATTTTTAACTTTACCTATACTTCTTCCGTGTTCTGCATCATTTTTTTCAGGCATTGCTTCACTTCTCCATTCAGGTTTATAGTCTACACCATAAGGAGGGTCTGTAACCATTAAATATGGTTCTTTACCTTGTAATAGTTTTTGAACTGCATCTGCTTCAGTTGAACTCCCACAAAGCAAACGATGTTCGCCTATTTCAAATAAATCCCCTAATACAATATCGGTTTCAGTTCCGCCATCAGGTACTGCAAAGTCATCCTCTTCTGCTTCCAACTCAGTAACAAATTCAGCGGGCAAATCTAATCCCCAACTTTCCAATTCCAAAGCATCCCAATCATTTAATAATTGCCAATCCCACTCGCCACCACTAACATTGTCTTTTATCAAAAATTCCCTTTGTTTCTCCTCAGATAATCCACTTACTTTTATAATCGATACTTCTTTTAACCCAGCTTCTTTGCATGCCTTAAAACGCATATTTCCGCCTAATATAATCATGTCATCATTTACCACAATTGGACGTATTTCTAACATTTCGGGAAAGTCTTTAATTGACTGCACCAACTTAGCAAACTTATCGTCTTTAATTAATCGAGGATTGTTTGGGTTAAGTTTAATTTTATTTATGTTAATTTTTTCTGTCTTCATTAATTCATAATGTAAATAAAAGTTCGTTTCAATATCACCGAATTAAAATAGTTAATCCTAAACGGTTGGTGGGGCAATGGCCTCATTGATATGTGTTCCTTCATAGGTAATTGAAATCATTAAAATATTATTAGTATATAAAATCTGCCTTTCAATCGGTTTATACTTTTTAACATTTAGTTTTAAGTTCCTTTCGCATTCCTTACCTACCCTTAAGCGTTCTTTTGGGTTTGGCTCAGTTTCGTAGTCAAATGTATATTTAGCTTTGAATGGCATTACTTTTTACTTTTAGGTTTAACTTCCTCACTCTGATTAATATACGCTAAAATTATCTTAAAAGTATCTTTGTAGATATTTTGACAAGTAGCACATTCCGATAATACTTCAGCGGTTGCATCAATTGAATTGTAAGCAGCCAATACTTCCTTTACAATATCATTTGACTTGTTAGGGCTAATTAAATCATATGCAACTGCATAGATAAAATCTTTGTGTTTTAATAGGGTTTCGTTCATTTTATTTTATTTTTTATTTCTGATTTAAATTTATTATTCTCGTAAATTAGTTTTCTTTGGTTTATTCCAAGTTCACTAGCAATCTCCCTTGTTGATGTCACCACCGACTTGAATAGTATTTCAGCTTTATTCGGTTGCTCTTTAGCAAATTTAACTGTCCTTTCAAACTTCATATCGATTTCAAAATTATAACTTTCTTCCGACAAATCAAAATTTACTTCAAAATCATTGTGCCTTTCAACTAAAGGATTTTTTGTATTAATCAATTTGTTTGCTCTATGCCTATCCGAGTTCATTCCTTTTAAAACATTTGAGCAGTACGCAATAAATTGCCCGTTGTTTACTTTGTCAATCAAAAAGTCCTCTGGTTTCTCACAAAGATACAATAAAAATTCTTGGAATAGATCATGTTGAATGTCACGATGGTTGCATAGCTTTGCAGTCAATCCAATTAACATTCGGCTTGTTGCTGCTATGATTATCAGTTGCTGTTTATTGATTTACAAATGTATTAAATTTATCTAAAAACTCATCAAAGGTATGACAAATAAAATAAATACCACCAGCACGCTCAATAGCTTGTTGATATTCCTTTTGTACTTCGGACTGTTTATCCTTCATTTTAATTTCAATCTTTATTGATTTACCTTTAAAAGTTGCCGATATATCAGCAGTTCCATTTGTGCCAGTTCCTTTAATATATTTGCCCGTACCTATCTTTTTTCGGTTGCCAAGTACATCGGTTACTATTCTCGATTCATCAATATACCTACCAGTATTAGATATTCGTTCAGCTTGACCGCCACTAAAATTAATGTAATCAATTACACATTTTGTTAACCCGTTGGCAGTTGTATCGTTGTACTTAGTTCTAACAACGTAGTCTGGTTGCATCTTAGTACGTGAGCAAGCGTAAGCATGTTGAAGGTCGGATAATTGTTTTAATGAAGCCTTTACCATTTGCCGCTGTTTGTTATACAATAATTATTACCTACATGCGCATTCATCCAATCCCCTTGTTGTAACGTAAATTCTTTATTATTACCGCTGCATTCATTTTGAATAACTACGGAATAATTTTGCACGTTATCAGATTGAATAACCCCACAATTACATGGCTTGTCTTCTTTTTTGTTGCAGGAGCTAATCAAAGCTACAACCGCTATTATTATTGTTTTTTTCATTTATATTTCTTTTTAAATATTTTATAAGGCATTGTATTAAAATGTCCGTTAAATTCAAAGTCAATCAACTTAACTCCCTCTTTTGTGTAAATGTTAATTATTTTCATATTAAAAAGTATTATTATCAGTTATTAATTCAATATATCTTTGTCCCATACTATCCTGCCCTTTGGTTAATTCAATTTTGTTAAATATACAATATTTCTCAACCCACCCCCAAAACCGCTTAGTTGATAGGTTATATTTTTTAAAGTCGGGATATTCATCAATAAATATATTATAGATCATATTTTTATTTAATCTTTCATTTTCTTTTAAAGTATCTTTATTTGCCCACTCATAAAATTCAAAAGAAGTTTCTTTAATGTACTTTCTTATTTCTAAGTTAACATACTCATAACTTACCAGGCCATTAACTAAATACATCTGCATACATTTAACCATGTAGTTATAAAAATTAAGCCATTCGTTATTATTCCATTCATCAAAGAACATTCTACCAAACTCATTAAGCGGAGTGTGTTTGTGACTAAAATAACTACTAAACTCAATCTCCCACTTTCTACGTTCAAATGATCCACCAACCCCGCCAACAGTATAATTAGTTGTTATAATTATTTTAGGGCTGCGGCTAACTGGTATCTTGATTGCATCCTTATTCTTTTTCTCTAAAGTTATACCCTCAGTAATTACACTAAATAGATTTTCAAATTTAAAGTTTTTTTGTACATCGTCAAATACTAATATTTGAGTATCTGCAGAAACTGTTTGATAAGGGAATGATTTTTCAAAACTAAATGATTTACCATTAATATCTGAAACCCTTTTTACTTTGCTTAGTGCATTCCAAAAAATACCCTTACCGCTGCCACCATTTGGATTTTCGCTAATAGTTTCATCGTTTAATATAATAGCTTTATTATTTGCTGAAGTTTTAAAAGAGTGCATTAAATAACCAATAGTTGAAGTAATTGAGTTTACTTTGTCACTATTCTTATTTGATATTAATTCTATAAATTTACTAAAGTCACAATTAACATTATCAGTAATTTTAAAATCAAAATCAATAATGTGCTTTTTCCATACAAAACCATCCAATTCTAAATAATCAATTAATTCAATATTATCATTTGTAACCTTGACCGCTGCATTCCTAAAATAAATATAACCAGTGTCAATAGTATCTTCCTTAAAAAATATATTTGATTCGCTTAATATATTAAGGTAGTCATCTTTAAAATACTTTTGCGTCCCAGCCATGTACTCATAAACTTTATCTTCACCTTGCTTTAACAATTCATTTAATACATAATCTTTAATCTTAACTTCGTTTGTGTTATCAATTAAATTATTAGTAACCTTAACAAAAATAAATGATTCGGAGTTCTCAGGGTAATATTTATAAAAACCATTTGATTCTAACCATAGCTTATAAAGATAATTCTCAATCTTAATACCTTTTTTAGTATGTATCCAAAAATCATTTATAGTAACATTTTCTTTAATTTCATTCAATACCCTTTCATCCACATTTGGCATTGATTCCTTAATTTCTTTAATGGTAGTTCCTGCCTTTAATTTAATAGATATTTGTTTTAAAGTTTCGCTATCTTCAAAAAACTTCATTCCAAAGTTAGATTTACACTTGGAGTAAGCTGATCGTATCACTTTATCAATTTCATTAGCAGTAAAATCATTTGTAATAAACTGGTTACAAAATCGGTTAGTTTCCGATTCACTAATTCCATAATCACTAAATGCCGATACCAATATAAATAAGTTATGGTTTCTGC